TCACTTCCTTCACCGGGTCCACCCATGCCCAGCCGCGGCACATCCACCGTGCCCGCCGGAACCGCTCCGGCATTGACTCATACCCTGCCAGCCGGAGCACACCGCTACGCACGGCAGCATCCAGCCACGCCTCGTATACCGGCGTGATGAAGTTGTCGATCAGGTACTGCTGCAGCACCTTCCAGTTCTCCCGATCATCAATCAGGCTCAGCCGGCTGGAGCTGTAATTGCTCTGGCTGTAGTCCTGGCTCAGCGGCGCGTACGAAATACCAATGCCAGCGCTCATGCCCTGCAGCATGGCCCGCATGAAATCAGGGAACTGCCCATCTGGTGCATCCAGCTGCGGCACGCTCACGCTTTCGCCTGGTGCCAGGTACTTGAACACCCCAGGCTCAAAGTTCGACACCCGCTCAGCGTCGTACACCTCATCACCCACCAGCTCACCCTCGGGACTGGTGATGAAACCCATCAGGCTGGATGCCGCCCTGGCCCGCACCACCTCGGCCTCTTCGTACCCAGCCAGGTGATGCAGCCTCTTGATGGTGCTAGCCAGCCAGGTGACGCCCCTGGTCTGATGAGGCCGCTCGAGGATGGCCAGGTGCAGGATCTCCCTAGCCGGTACCAACTTCACCTCATGGCTGGTCCCATGGCGCAGATCACCAGGGTGCCGGGTGCGGAAGGCATACCGTGTCGGCCTGCCCCACTGATCCACCTCCACGCCCATCCGCCATTCATGGCCCTGCTGCGGCCGGCTTTCATACGTCTCATCGCATAGGTCAGCCTCAAGCACCTCCAGCGCCAGCGGCACCCGTGAATCACCAAACGGCTGCGGCACCAGCCGGATGAACACCTCACCCGATTCAGCAATGGCACCAATCACCATCCGCTGCAGATCAATCCACCCCAGTCGGCCGCCGGTATGGCACCGCTTGGCGCGGCCCCATTCCACCCAGGCCTCTTCAATCTGATCATTCACGGCCTGGTTGAGCCGGCTGCTGCCGCGACTCATCGGCACCTGGGCCTGCAGCTTGATGCCGCTACCCACCACGTTGTTGCGGATCAACCGCAGCGCCTGCCGTGCGTAGTCGTTATCCCGCACCAGTTGGCGGGCACGATTGCGCAGCAGCACCAGGCTGGCATTGATCTCCGCATCAGCGCTGGTGGAGCTGGTCACCCAGTCACTGGTGAGCCGGCTCAACCGGGCACCTTCATACAACCGCCGCGGGCGGCGTTTCACCACCTCAGCCGCAGGCGCTTCAGTCTTGACCTTCTGGCGTGCCATCAGCTGAACCTCACGAACATGTTCTGCGGGTTACCCAGGCCTGCCGCAATCTTCTCGGCCACCTTCTCCCGGTTCACGACAGCCTTCAGCTGCGCCTCGCGTTGCATCAATGCAGGCAGATCAAGGCTGGTGTACTGCCTGCTACCAACCATGTAATATTTGCTCCTGCCAGAAATGATCGCTCGAATCGTTGCCTGGACTGATTCAAGATCTTGCTCAGCTTGCGATCTTCCGTCGAAGGCGGCTGGCGTTCCGGTGTAACTGAGCGACGGCAGGACTGTCAGCGATCCGGCGCCAATGGTGACGGTGCTTGTTCCGTCTGATGCGACAGCCTGCCAATACCAAGTTCCTTGGTTGAATCCGGCAGTCGTTGCTGCGGGGATGGCAAACGTCCAGCCACCTGAACCATCGTCGGTGCTGGTTACGGTCGCGCCTTCACTTGCGGTGTTCATCCGCAAGTAGTAGGTCACATCCCACGTTGGGCTGGAGATGGGATTCCCCAGCGTGTCGGTTGTTGCTGGCAGGCTCCAAGTGAGAGAGTCGCCCGCCCGGATCTGGGGAGGAATATTCATACTCTCAGGCTATGGATTGCAGCCAGAGCGCAGCGAACTGCACCCTGACTGCAACGCCTTGCCTTGCCTGGCCCGACGGAACCCCGCCATGCCATGCCTAGCCCAACCTTGCCGTAGCTGGCCTTGCCCTATCTGCCCTCAAAGAGAGCAGCAGGGAGAGCTTACGCCCTCCGTGCTGCCGTCTGCAGCCCATAGCCTGCCACGCCTAGCCTAGCCCGACCTCGCCCCACACAGCGCTGCCCTGCCATGCCAAGCCCCGCCTTGCCACAGCTTGCCGAGCCACAACTGGATTCCAAAGAACCCAGCGGAGAGCCCCGAAGGGCTCAGCGCTGAGATCATCAGCCCACGCCTGACCTCGCCTTACCTCGCCGCGCCTCGCCCGGCCGCGCCGCACCGCGGCGTGCCATGGCGAGCCCGACCGCACTGGGACTTACACCGCAAGCGGATGCCCAGCACCTCAGGCCACCTCAGCAATCAAGCTGTTGAGCTGCTCCACTACAGGCACCACCTGGGCGTCAAACCGCCCATGCTTTGGCCGCCAGTCGCCAATGCCAACCAGCTTGCCAGCATCAATGGCGATCTCCTCAATGTCCCGATGGTTCAGCACGTCGGGGTCATATTGAGCCAGTGCTTCGCAGCTCCAGTCCCTAAAGATCGGGCGGGTGCGCATCACCTTGCTCATCCCGACCCGGACCCCGATTGTGTGCGTGAACTCGCCCGACTCAAACATCTCCGCCAGAGTCTGATCACTGATCACATACGGCTTACCCCGGAAGCTCAATACAGCGTGCTCAGTGAAGAACAAACCGCATTTGGCTTGCGGCCCGCGCTTCGACTTCTTGGCCCCGCCAATCATCGTTGACTCCAGCACATAGTCAGGGATCACTAGGTCGCCATCAATGCGATACAAGCCAGCCAGCCACTCAAGGCGGGCCAGTTCATCAAGATCGGCATCAGTCTTTTTGCGCTTGCTGCTGACTGCCTTCATCGCCTTCGCGTAGGTATTTCGCGGATCGGCTGTTTGCCCGTTGTGGCACAACAATGGGCTCACGCCTTGCAAGCGGATTTTGATCGTCGGAAGGTTGGACACGTTGCTTTTGTGTAAGGAGAACAGTGGACAGTGATGGGGCGCCGACGTGCACCGGGGCAACCTGCTTGCGCGGATCCAACTTGAAACGCTGCCGTCGAACTGAATTGGTAATGCCGTCATGGCATTCGGAGCACAGCGTCAGAAGATCTGACATCGGCTCGTGACCAAAGGACGGGTACGAGTAGTCCGGCGGTCCTGCGTTCCTGTGATGGACCTGCAGCGAGGGCCAACCCAGCTCCAATAGCTGCGCAGCAGTGATGCCGCACCCTTGGCACTGGTGGCCGTCGATCTCAAGGCGTTGCTGCCGGCGGCGTCGCCACTCCTCCGAGAGGTAGTAGCTGGACGACGCGGCCATGGTCAGCCGCTGGGATTGGTGTTCATACTGGCCCCAGCCTGACGGCTGGACGAGAGGACAGCCCGAGGGCTAGGAGCGGGGCAGGTTGCCGCCTGCCTTGTTCCGCCCTACAAGCCTACGCACCCTTTTCACCACGATCCGACAAAGCTCTGCGTCGGGCGTGCAATCCGCTGCGCTGGTGCTGCAGGCTTCTGCATCGGCTCCCTAGCCAGCTGCTCCCATATCGTGCGCCGATCAAACCGCCGATACACCAGGTGCAATGCGGCATGCGCGTACACGCAGGTATCCAATGCCTCGTTACGTGCATTGGTGGCCTTGACGTACTCACTGATCGGCATGCCGTTGCGGGTGTACCTGGTGGTCTTCCGCTCTGCCGTCAACTGCTCAAAGTATTCCGGCGTGCCGGCCTTGCCAAAGTGCAGATATCCAGGGCCTGGGTCGTTGTGCCGTAGCCGGCCGTAGATCGTGTCCTTGATCGTGTCGGTGCCGACCATGTACACGCTGGCGCCACGCTTGAGCACCCGGCCCTTGTAGTTCAGATCCACCTTGCTCTCGCGGCCTATCGGTGGCTTGCCCTTGGTGCTGGCGCCCTTAATGGCCACCACGCCCTTGGTGCGGCGCTCCCTGGCGTACTGGTACACCTCTGCTGTGCAGTGGCCGCCGGAGTCGATGCAGGTTGCCAGTGCCTGCAGCTTGCGGCCATCACTGCGCTGGTACTCCGCAAACAGCACGGCATCCAGCTGCCTCCATACCTCGGCTGCAGTCGGATCGCCCCAGAGCTCACTGTGGTGCACGAGCCAGCTCTCCTCCCCTGCGCCAAAGCCAAACAGACTCACGGCTAGGCGGTTGTCCTGTACGTCAACGCCAGCCGTCAGCAGCACCACTGCATCGGGCAGCGTCATCTCGTCATAGGCCTCAACCCGCTCCAGCAGACCCTCAGCGCTGATCCTTGAGGTGGCACCCTCATCCCAGGTCTCTGCAAGCCTGGTATTGATGAAGGTCTTCAGCAGCGGCGCATCATGCTTGGCCCGCAAGAAGTCCTCCACCATCTGCTCCCAGCTCAGCCAGCCCAGTGGGGAGTACAGCCCGCTGAGGTGATAGCCCTGCGTCTTGCCGTCGCCTGGTGCTGTGGGCCGCCACTCGCCCTCCCGCAGGAAGGTGCTCTTGTGGATCTCGGTGAACCGCTCACCGCAGTGCTCGCACTCATACGCCACGGTGCTGGGCTCATCCTTCTCCCATCGCACCATCCGCCACTGCAGCCACTGCATCCCGCCGCAGCAGGGGCACGGCACGTAGTACCGCCGCTGGTCACTCCGCAGATACTCAGCCTCGACCCGGCAGGAGTCCTTCACCGTTGGCGTGCTGGTGATCAGGATCTTCCGCCGGGCGAAGGTGGTCGTGCGCCGTTCCGCCAGTGTCAGCGGGTCGCCCTCCCCATCCACGTCCTGGGGCCAGCTGCTCACCTCATCAGCAAAGAGGTATCGGCATGGCATGGACCGCAAACCGGTCGCGCTGTTGCTGCCGGTCAGCACCATCATCCCGCCGGGGAACTCCTTGCTGAACAGCGTGTTCCCACTGTCCCTGCTGCGAGCCGGGGCGATCCGTGCCCGCAGCACTGGCGTCTCATCGATCAAGCTCTCGATCCGCTGCTTGCTTAGGCGCTTGGCCATCTCAAGCGTCGGCTGCACCGCCAGGAACGGCCCCGGTGCGTGGTGGATGCAGTAGCCCATCCAGTTGCTACCGCTCTCTGTCTTGCCGGTTTGCGCGGCGAACATCAACACCACCCGCTGCACCGGGCTGCTCGAAC